ATCTGCTTGTATACCAAATATTCTATATGGCACAACTGTACCAGGAGTTAGATCTACTGCCTTTATAAAGAAGTTAGCATAACTACCTTCATATATTGCAGAAGAAACAGATGTTATACTAAATTTAACTACTATATTTGACGTTGTAGTTGAAGTATCTTTTACGATGACGCCTATGTTTTGATTTGCGCCCGTACCTGTTAAAGTTAAATAAAATGTTTCATCAAATTCTGTTTTTAAATCTTTTTTAAGATCCAGTGTTATTCTGCCTTGATTGCTACGAACATTAAAATTTCCAGACAACGAAGTTAATCCGGTAAAATCATCTGTACCAATACCAGTTCCCGTAATTGTAAATGGCACCAATGTGTTATTAGGTATACCGCTGGTATCCAATATAATCGTTACATTGGAGCCTTCGTTTACCGTAGATGAAGTTGTTGATAGGGTATACGTTGGCACCACAATAGGATCTACAGATTTAAGTTTCACAGAAATATCATCATTGCCAGTATTAATATACAACGTGTCTATTAATGTAAGATAACGATTGGGCGACCCCTGCAAACTAAAAAGGTCATTAGCACCTCCAGCAGTGTCTGGAATTTGATTTAATTTAGCATTTGCTATTATAAGATTTCGAGCAGCACTATGAGATAATGTCGGCGATGCTTCTAACGCACATGCCAACATGCCGGTGACCTGCGGCGCAGCCATACTCGTCCCACTAAGTTTTGCTATATAATAAGCGCTGTTTCTTGGATCAGGTACAGGAGTAGTACCTGTCGTGGCGCCGGTAGTTGTAAGCCACGCACTGGCAATAAGTGCTCCGGGTGCATACAAATCAACTCTTGGACCACAAGAGCTCGTGTCTTGTTTTCTGTCTGCACCTGGACTTGAAATTGAAGATGATATATTACCTACACATATGACAGTCGATGTGGAACCCGGTGAAGAACCTTGGTTAAAATATATAGGATTACCCGAATTAATTCCCGATGCTGTCACAGTATTGTTATAATCAATATCGGTGGGATCGGTTGTTATTTTAACACTATCATTACCAGCGCAGGCTACCATAATAATGCCAGCATCAATACAAGCTTGTATATCAGCATCCATCGCAGCATTTCTTAGTCCAATAAGAACATTATTGCTGGAGTTAACAATAATGCCATACGTTGCCAGCTGATTAATAGTAAATGGGCCAGACACAGTTGAGCCACGATATGTCAGAGAAGTGATATTACCATATGGGATTGTGTAGCGAGAATACCAACTACTGTTTACGATTGTTGGCGTCATGTTGCCAACTGAACGTTTTTGGTTGTGCCACTCTAATATGTATTTGTACAAATAGGTATATTGTACGCCACCTGTTACATATTGAGGACTTATGTTATAGATGTTAGCATTAGGCGCCCAACCTTGCGTATTTCCCGCAGCAATACCTGCCACGTGTGCTGCATGTCTGCTATCATCAGAAGAAGAAGTACGATTAGTTGTTATTGGAGGATTATATACACTGCCATATGCGGCATCACCGGGTATGTTTAGATTATACCAATTAAAATACTTTACTCTACTGCCGCCAGTGCCATCTGAATTCACAGCAAATTCAGGATGAGATGGATCTAAGACCCCATCTACGATAACTATATCAACGTTTTTACCACTGGCTTTAAGCGCAACTGTACCAGACAAGTTTGAAGTTGCAGTGGCTGGCGAAGATCCCCAATTGTTATTAGGATTAGACCCATACCAAGACCTATATAATCCCCAATTGCGGTCTAAATTAGTCACAGTAAATGACTTGCTCCAACTGCCAGATGTTCTAGACCAAGAAATCAAATTAGTTGAGTCAATCAAAAGCCCACCTGCAACGCCAGATAGTCTCAATACAAATGTTTCATCTGATTCTGTTTTTAAATCGTTCTTAATATTTAAAGTTATTCTACCTTGATTATTGAGAATAATAAAGTTACCAGACAACGAAGCTAAACCTACAAAATCGTCTGTATCAATACCTGTACCAGTAATTGTATATGGCACAAGTGTATTATTCGGTATACCTACAGTATCCAATGTAATTGTTACAGCGGAACCTTCGTTTACTGTAGATGATGTTGCTGATAGAGTATACGTTGCCATTTAAAATCCAGGATATTTGTATCTAATTGATCTTACATTTGGAATAGATGTAATTGTAGCATTATGTGAGGTATTGTCAATTGGACTAAACACATTTCCAGTATAATATGCGTTTATATTTTTACCTCTGACTAAACCGTGTTGTATTGGAAATGTTAAGGTAACTTGTCCATTTTTAACAATATAAGTTCCTGTTAAAGATTCAGTTGGTAATCCGGGATCAATTATTGTCTTTGCGCTATAATTTAATCCGGGTTCAATAATTTCTATATTTGTGATTGCGCCAAATCTATTCACACTATTAATTTTTGCTCTTCCAAGAATACCCGCCTCGTCAGTAATATTTATTGCATTATTCTTTTTATATCCTAACCCACCGTCGACGATATCTATTCTGCTAACAACTGAATATAGTCTTGCTGTTAATTTGGTTGTTGTAAAATTTTCACCTGTGAGTAATATAGTTTTTGTTGCAGATATTTGTTCGTCTGCTAAAAATTCTCCAGTAATACTAGTTGTATCTAACATTAATTCATATACATCAAATCCGTTCAAATCAATTTTAATTACTTTATTAACAATTGCTTTTGCTTTTGACGTTATACCAACTATTTCAGTATTTTCAAAATCAAAAATGTTTTGTCTACCGGTAATTTGCTTAACTCTTAGAGCTCTAGGAGTAACCAATTTTCCATCAGATGATTTTAAAACAATATCATACGGATAGAAGAAATCAATAGATTCTCTGTAAAGAACATTGAACAATAATCTATATGCGGGCTCAGTGCCTTTTTTACTATAGATTTCTCTTATTTTCTTTATCAGCAACCTATTATTTGCGCTGCTAGAAACAGTTAAATCGCTTGCATAATTTTGAATAAATCTAGTAACTAAATTTTCTGTTGTCTCATCGATGTCTGCATATTTAGAAATATCCTGTAATATCTCTTGTGCTTGATTATTTTGTTCTAAAAATTCATAGTATGCTTTTATGAATGTGACAAACATACCATAATCAGATTGTATGAAATCTGGTAACTGATCCTCAACTAAAATTGATAATCTATTTTGTATTCTTTTAAAAGGATTCTCTGCACCATTACCGTTATGCAAGGTATAAATTAAAGGATCTCTTAATTGTGCTAAATTCTTAAAACTATCTGGTATATAAAATTCACCCGTTCTACCATAAAATGTTAGTGTCTGATAAATGCCTTTGCCGGCTCTATCTATATCTGCTTGTATTGCTTCTTTACGTGTAGTGTATAACGGATAAAACCATCCTTCTAGATAACCAGCAAAAGATTCGGGTCTAGATGTTCCGTATAATTTTAAAGGACCCAATAAAGTATCGGGCGCAAAAATATTTTCTGCCATTTTATTGTGCGGTTACTGTTACTGTTAACCCAGCTAAACGCTTGGATGTTGTATCTAATGTGCCATCATCTATAATAAGTATTAAATCTTTTGTTGCGTTAATATCTAATTCTTCAATTTTAGCATAAAATCGAATGTCACTTGTGTTTTCAATATATCCTGCAGGATTTAAACTTGCTATAGATATTGTTCCATTGACATAATCAACGGTTCCTAGTGATGATACTAATAAACTATCTGTATAAAGATCATATAAATTTAAACTACTAGTACCGTTTGTTGTTAAAATATCTTTAATGTATACTGCTTTTATATCATCATTTATTTTATAAAAAAATCCTGTAGACTGTATGCTTCCTGATAATAATTTATTTGCAAATTTTATAGTTGTTGCGCCGGTATAACTATTTGATATATTAACTACAGGCGTTATTCTTTTATGAATTCTAAAATTTGTTACGTTACCAACAATGGATGAGTTAATTGAATCTATTGTCTTAGATAATTTAGAATATACAAAATCCTTATCAAATTGTTGTAGTTCTGTAGAAAAATATTCTTCAATTTTTGCTTTAGCTAAGATTTGTATTTCGGGTGTGGTATATCTTGAATTTGCTGGATCAAATTTTACTTTTGTTTCCAAAGTAATATGTAAGTAATTTGGATCAACAAATTCAGGTATAATAGACATTATTTTTTTATCTTGTAAAATGTCTTGCAATATTTTATTTTTAAGTTCTGTATTAATAGTGTAGCCAAAATATGGCTTCAATGAAATAATAACCTTACCATATTTTGGTGGAATGTTTTCTTCTCCTCCCCAAACAGATACAGATTCCACTAACGGATAATTGGATTCAATAATTGCTTTATAATCTTTTGCTGTCACTGCTCTATTAAATGAAGATAAGAAACGAGGAGCTTTAAATTTAATGTCTTCTAATGTGTCTGGTTCAGCACCACCCGTTGAGTTTGTTGCCGCTATTATAGTAGACCCTAAATTAACACCGCCTACAAGTGCGCCCAACGAAAATCTTTGTTCTATCTCCCCAGACACATTGCAAACGGAACCATTACTAATTAAGTATTCAATTTTTACTAAATTACCAGATACTAATTTTTTGCCCAAAATATTGTCACCAAAAAATATTTCATAAAATCCAGAAGGATTTTCTTCTAAGAAAAACACTTTTGATTCGGCCGTCAATGCTTCTAAATTGTCTGTTAGACTATAACTTTGTGTTGTTAGATCAGTGTACGAATTTTGAACCGTTACCCTAATTGTGGTTGTATCTATATTTTTATTTGGTATTGTATATTTTTCTTCAGGTCCAGAAACATCAACTCTATAAACATAACTTAATGATTCACCCTCTACTATGTCAATATCTGTGAATGTATAGACACCATTTGTTGGTTTAATTGTTACTGAATCTAAGTTTGAAAACGTATACTGAGTATTATTAATTGTTGTGGTAAAGGGTGAAAACTTAGGTAGTGTTAAAGTGGGCGGCGTATCTACCGGATCATTAATTGTGAATGAAACTTTTGCTATAGCGCTTCTATAAGACAATGGTCGATATCCCAAATGTTTTGCAATTGATACCGCAGATTCTCTTTTAACGACAGAATCTAAAAACATTTCATTCGCAACCATATTTGCTAAGTAAGCATTATAGTGTGTATTGTATGATAACAAATCTATTAGTATAGATAAACTAGATGCTTCAAAATCATAATCTTTAAAAATAAGATTATTATCTTTATCTCTATAGTTTGTTAAAAATTGTTTGAGATTGACTTTAATATCATCAAAGTCTAATTCTGCTAATCTGTAATTTGCCATTTATCGTACTCTACTTAGTAAAGTTGTAATTGTTATTGGATTGTCTGTATTCTTTAAAGCAAATACTATATTCACAAGTAAATCGTTATCCTCAACTGTTTCCGAAACATTTACCTCTATTAATCTAACTCTTGTTTCAAATTTTGTTATTGATTGCTGTATAGTTCTTTCCATTGCAAGTTTTACTGCTGGCGAAAAGTTTTCAAAAAGCAATGAATGTACTTGTGTACCTATTTCGGGATGAAAAGGTCTTTCAAAATTTCGTGTTTGTATTAGATGTTTTTCT